GTCATTAACTGGATTAAAGATAAGCAGGAAGAACTAAGAAATCAAAGTGTTGAACATGAAGGACAAGTAACTATTAAAGGAGATTAATAAAGTGTTAGAATTGTTGACTGTATTGATGTGTGGTGGCGGAGGTCCTCCACCTCCCCCTCCACCTCCTCCCCCTCCACCCCCACCGCCACCTCCTCCAAGTCCTCCAGCTCCTATCGCTAAGGTATCATCGGCTCCAGCAACTACTCAAAGAGCTGCTGAACAAAAAGCTACTACCAAGGCTAAGACTAGGACAGCTAGGAAAGCAAAGGGTTTAAGGAGATTCAGGATACCGCTTGCAGGTGGACCTACTGGTTTGAACATAGGTTAAACTGTGTGTACCGCAACTATAGCTATAGGTGTAGCCATTGGTGCAGCTACTGGTGCAGCAGGGTCAGCAATTACTGGTGGTGATCCACTGCAAGGGGCACTCATGGGTGGTCTTATGGGTGGTGTTACCGCAGGAATGGGAGCTGGTGGTACATTTGGATTAGGACCAGAAAGTTGGGGTGCTTCTGTTTTCCAACAAGGCATTTGGACTGAAAGCTTTATGGGGCTTTCTGGTGTTACTGCTGGAGGAATGGCAGGGATGGCAACTACAGGTCTAGCGGCATCCATAGGTATGGGTATGCTTACTCCACAAACTCCAGATTACTCTCAGTTCGGATATGGTGCTCAACCTTATGAACCACAAGGATATAGTTCTCAACAAGCAAAAGTTACAGGCTCAGGTGGCAGACAAGCTGCTGCCGTATTAGCATCTGAAATTAAACAAGCTAAATCTCTGAGAAAACGACAGGCAGAGGTAGCAGACTACGGCTTAGGTATGGACGTAGCAGGAACAGGACTACAGATAGCATAATATATGTATACTTCAGTTAACAAAAAATATTCAAGTTTATGTGAGAAGCGACAGTGGTTTTTAAATCGTGCATGGGATGGAGCTGAAGTAACAATTCCTTTTATTCTTCCTAGAAATTACAATCTTGATCAGGATCTTCCCACTCCTTATCAAGCTATCGGAGCTAGGGGGGTGAACAACCTAGCAGCAAAACTCCTTTTAACCCTTTTCCCCCCTAACTCCCCCTTTTTCAAGTTCCAGATAGATGACTTTACTCTACAGGAATTACAAGCTCAACGTGCTCCCATAGAAGAAGGACTTAATGCTATGGAACGTGCGGTCATGGATGAAGTAGAAGCTAAGGCCATGCGTGTTCCCCTGAGTGAATGTTTACGTCACCTAATTGTCACTGGCAACTGTCTTCTTCATGCTGATAAAAATAACAAGGTAAGAGTATTTCATTTAGATCAGTATTGTGTTAGGCGAGATCCTCAAGGAGAGATGCTTGAGGTTATAGTCCTGGAGAAGATGAGTCGTGAGCTTTACAAGGATGTCTTTGGAAGTTCTCCTCCTAATGAAACTGGAACGAGTTCAGACAGTCAAGAGAAACAACTTAATTTATATACAGTAGTAAGAAGAAAAAATAATAAGATACACGTTCATCAAGAAGTTAACGATAAGAAGGTTCCTAATACTGATTCTACTTATCCTTTAGATAAGAACCCTTGGTTAGCTTTAAGATTTTCTGCTATTGATGGTGAAGATTATGGTAGAGGATTTGTAGAAGAATACTTAGGAGACTTGAGAGCACTTGAGGGTTTATCCAAGGCAATCCTGGAAGGTTCGGCTGCTGCTGCAAGAGCTATCTTCCTTGTAAGACCTAATGGTACAACCAAACTAAAGACTATCTCTCAAGCTCCTAACCTAGCAGTACGACAAGGAAGTGCTGAAGATGTAACAGTACTCCAGATGCAAAAGTTTAATGACTTCAGGGTAGCTCAGGAAACTATAGCCCAAACTGAAAGAAGACTTGCTGCTGCCTTTATGTTGAATCAGAGTGTTCAACGTGAAGCTGAAAGAGTGACGGCAGAAGAAATTCGGTTCTTGGCAAACGAACTGGAGACTTCTCTTGGTGGGATCTATAGTTTACTTTCCCATGAACTTCAGTTGCCCCTCATTAAACGTATGATTTCTGTCTTAGAAAGAGAGAAGAAACTTCCCAAACTACCAGAAGGTTCGGTAGAGCCTGTCATCATAACAGGATTTGAGGCATTAGGGAGAGGTAATGATGCTAATAAACTGGCTACCTTTCTACAAACTGCTGCCCAAATACTTGGTCCAGAAGCCGTGTTAACGTATACCAATGCCAGTGATGCTCTTAAGAGATTAGGTGTTGGTTTTGGAATAGACATGAAGGGCTTGATTAAACCTGAAGAACAAGTTCAACAGGAACAGCAAGCTCAACAACAACAACAAATGATGGCTCAGGCAGGATTGGCAGCGACACCTAATGCTGTTAATCAGGTGGGCGAAATGGTAAGGGAGCGACAAGCTGATGGCAACAAAACCCAGTAAGCAAAAAAAGAAACCAGAGAACAGTATTACATCCAAGGCTCAGTTCAAGGATGTAGACCGAACAATGGAGATCATGGAACAGAAAGCTGGTGTAGCTACTAAGAATGGACTACCTTCTACTTACACTAAGATTAAACTTCCTAGTGGAACTATAAAAGAATCCTATGGAGAGCGATATGGCAAACCAGATAACCGTTGAAAGTGAAGCTCCTCCAAGTATGGATGAATACAACAGGGAGATGGCTTCAAAAGCTACCCTTGCAGAGAATACTATTGATCAAGGTGTAGTTCCTTTAGAAGAACCTGAAGTAGTAGATGAAACATTTAGGCCAGAAAAATTTAAGTCAGATGAAGAGTGGCGAAGAAGTTATGATGAACTGGAAAGAAACTTTCATTCTCCTCCTACTGACCAAGTACAAGAAGAACAAGAAGAACTAAGTATTCCTCAAGCTTCTGAAGCTCCTTTTGATATGGAAGCTTTACAAAAAGAGTACATGGAAACTGGTGGTTTAAAGGATGCTAGTTATAAACTTTTAGAAGAAGCTGGAATCAGTAAACAATATGCTGATACTTACATTGAAGGAGTAAAAGCTTTGGGTCAACAAATAGGTAATCAGGTAAAGGATTCTGTCGGTGGTTCTGGTGATTATCAGAACATGGTGGAATGGGCACAAGCTAATTATACTCCTGAACAAATCCAGGCATACGACACTGCTGTTAACAGCGGTGATGTTCAACTGGCTATGCTAACTGCCAGAGGACTTCAAGCTGACTATCAGAATTCTTCAGGATATGAAGGACAAACTGTAAGCGGAGATACTCCTCTGAGGATGAGTGACAGCTCCGATGTCTTTCGTAGTAATGCTCAAGTAACAGAAGCTATGAAAGATCCTAGGTATGAAACTGACATGGCTTATCGCCAAGATGTCAGAGATAAACTTGAGAGATCTGAAGTCTTTTCTTTAGGTCAAACTTAAGAGAGTAAAGCACAACGAGCTATAGAGTAGTTAAACAAGTAGACAAGGACCTGCTGAGGTGGATAATCTTTAGTTGAAAGTTGATGAAGAAGTATAGCAATTTTTGTTATAGGTACTTTTTATTAACTTAATTTAAGGAGACTTGCTATGGGTACAACTGCGACTACTGCACCCGTCCAAGTAATGTCTCGCTCTGGTCAAAAAAATAGTGCTGGTGATTCCAGTGCTATGTTTCTTAAGGTCTATGCTGGTGAAGTATTGACCGCTTTTGAACAAGCTAGCGTTACGATGGACAAGCACGTTATCCGTTCTATCAGTTCAGGTATTTCAGCTCAGTTCCCACTTGTATGGAAAACTGCTTCAGTTGAATATGCCTATGTTAACAGCTCAGGTAGTACTGCTACTACTGCTGTTGAACTTGATGGTACGGCAATCAATAAGAATGAGAAAGTCATTCCTATTGACGGTCTGCTTTTAGCAGATCACTTTGTCAATAATCTTGACGAAGCTATGAATCATTATGATGTACGTTCTATTTATGCTAAAGAGGCTGGTATTATACTTGGTACTCAATGGGATAAGAATGTACTTCAAGAAGGTGTGTTAGGAGCACGTTCCTCTACTCTCGTTACGAGTGGTAATGGTGGAGCTGTACTTACTAACTCCTCTTATGGAACCTCTGGATCTACTTTGGGTGGTGGCTTGTTTGATGCTGCTGAAGAATTAGATGAAAAGAATGTTCCTGAAAATGATAGATATATGTATGTACGCCCTGCCCAGTATTACTTAATGGCAGAAACGACTGACCTGATCAACCGTGATTGGGGTGGAAGAGGAGTATATGCAGAAGGTGAAGTTATGAAGATCGCTGGTATTCATCTTGTGAAAACTAACAATCTTCCTATTACTACTGTCAGTGATTCTACTGGAGTCACAACTCATGAAGGTAACTTCTCTACGACTAAGGCATTAGTTATGCACAAGTCAGCAGTAGCTACTGTTAAGTTGTTGAATCTAGCAGTTGAAACTGAATACGACATTAGACTTCAAGGCTGGTGGATTGTGGCTAAGTACGCTATGGGTCATAGTTTCATTCGTCCTGAGTGTTGTGTTGAACTTAAAACCTCTTAAGGAAAGGATATTATACTATGACTGATATTGCTAATATCCAATCCTTAGCGATTGCTGCTAATACTGTTACTAATGTAACGCTAGTTCAGCCTTATGCTGATAACGCTACTATTGGAACATCTTTTGAAACAATATGTAACACCAATGCCGATCAGGTTCTTCCTGTTATTGCTGGAGCAGATATAGATATTGTATCTGCATCTACTGATGATGATGGTTCTCCTGCTGGAACTGGTGCTCAGACTGTTAGAGTAACGTACTTAGATGATGATTTTAATCAGGCTTATGAGGACGTTACCATGAATGGTACAACTGAAGTTGAGTTGACTGAGCAGAATATTTCCTTTATTCAGAAAGCTGAAATTACTGCTTCTGGTACTGGACTTGCTTCTGCTGGTGCTATCACTATCGCTGATGTAACTGGTGGTGGAGTACACGCTATCATTGATGCAGGATCTAAAGAGTCAGGTAACTGTACTTGGAAAATTCCTGCTGGTCACACTGGCTATGTTCACGGTTTCTGGTACGATGTAGATTCCGTTGCTGCTGGTCAGGGAACGGCTGAGATTGCTCTTCAAGTGGCTCATGCTGAGGCATCTGGTGTAGCTAATTCTGAATCGTGGCGAACTGTTGCTAAAGTAACTGTAGTCGAGCAAGACTCTGACGTAGTTGCTGCTAGTGGTGGTAATGGTGGAACGAATATGGGTTCATTCTCCTTTCCAGGAAATGTTCCTTTTGTTGTTCCTGCTAAAGCTATGGTAAGACTCGCTGGTAAAGCTTTATCTACTGCTGTAGCTGCTACTTGTGGGTTCAGTATGTCGGTACAGGGTTCTGGTAGTGGTACTACCGTAACCTCAAGTTAACCTTTTGGGGAGTCTAGGGTAACACTTAGGCTCCTCATTTTTTTTACATTTTGGAGAGACAATGACTGATACAAGTAGAACCGTAAGCAACTTAGTTACTAACTTGTTTCAAGACGGTCAAGCTGCTGGTTCTATTACTCCCCAAGACCTGCGTGACTTTATTGAAACAACTCAAGCAAAACAAGGAAGTATGTATGTTTCATCTCCTGGTAGTACTACAATCAGTGTGGGTGGAACGTATGTAGAAGGAACAGCAGGAACTTGGACTCTTAGTACAGCTCCTACTGCAAATGAGTTTGATGAAAATACTGATGGTAGACTAAGATATACAGGGACCCCTACAATTAACTGTCTATTTTTAGCTTCAGCTTCTTTGGAAATTGATACTTCTGCCGTAGATAAAGAATTTGGATTAGCTATACATAAAAATGGAACATTAATTACAGGTACTAAAATAGTAGGATTTTGTCCTAGAGTTACAGTTAACTCAGTTAACCTTGTTACATTTGGATATGCTTCTATGGCTACGAATGATTATGTTTCTATCTTTGTTGCTAATATAGATAGTACAGATAATTTAACTATTAGAACTGCTCAAGTTATGGGTATGGGATTGGTAACTTAAAATGTCACATTTTACTACAGTTCCTGTTAACGAACTAGAAGCTGTCAATATGCTTTTAGCTGCTGTAGGTGAAGCAGCAGTTTCAAGTTTGGAAACAGCAACTACCGTAGATGTTACACAAGCTAAGAATTTACTATCTAATATCAACAGAGAGGTACAGCAAAAAGGATGGCACTTTAATACTGAATGGGATGTAGTATTGTCCCTTGATTCTGATAGCAGAATTCCACTTGGTACTACAGTACTATCTATTTATTCTCCTACTAAGATGACTACGATCAGGGGAAGGGAAGGATCTCCTTTTCTTTATGATTTAGATAATAATACTTTTACTTGGACTGCCTCTATCAATGATGCTGTTACAATTACGCTGTTGGATTTTGAAGATATACCTCAAACTGCTCGACAGTATATTACGACTAAAGCTGCTCGAATCTTCCAAGAAGAAATCATCGGACAGGTTTCAGCCGAAGCAGTAAACAGGCAAGAAGAAGTAGAAGCATACGCAGATTTATTAGATGATGAAGGAGAGCGTTCTGGATATAATGTCGGATATGGTACGAGAGATATGTATAATACGACTAAGCTCTACAGGAAAACATGGTAAATGCCTCTAATAACAGAACAAATCAGTAACCTAATTAATGGAGTTTCACAACAACCCCCTTCATTACGCCTAGCTTCCCAATGTGAAACTCAAGAAAACGCTCTAGTTACCATAGCAGAAGGATTAAAGAAAAGACCTCCTTTAGAATTTGTAGCAAAGTTAAGTAATAAAACTGATACTGATGCTCATATACATTTCATTAATCGTGATGAAGATGAGCGATATGTTGTCAGTATCACTTCAGACCAATTCAGTACCGATTTCAGCGATGATTTCTCAGGGTCTGAGATGGAGGTATGGGATTTAGATGGGACATCTAAGAGTGTTTCAGGATCTACAGGAGATGTATTAAGTTATCTTACTACTTCTGATGCTAGAGACAATCTTAAATTATTTACTGTAGCTGATTATACTTTTCTTTTAAACAAGACAGTTTCAACTGCCAAGTCAACGACTACAG